AAATCGCGCATCATCGAACCTCTGCATTCGCGGTGTGCAGTAATCGACTTTACTCTGAAGTCTGCTGAGAAGGCTTCGATTGCAAAAGACTTTTTCAAGAGAATTCTCGCAATTCTGCAAAGTGAAAAAGTCGAGTACGATGACAAGGTAATTGCAGAACTCGTCAAGAAATACTTCCCAGACTTTCGTAGGGTTCTAAACGAACTGCAACGATATTCTCAGTTCGGAAAAATCGATACTGGAATTCTTTCGCAGATTTCGAATGTTTCAGTCGCAGAAATCGTTAAGCATATGAAGAACAAAGACTTCGCTGCTGTTCGCAAGTGGGTTGGCAACGGAGACTATGATGCGAATACCGTATTTCGGCAAATCTATGATGCTCTGTATGATGTAATGAAGACTACTTCGATTCCTCAAGCAGTCTTGATTCTTGCAGACTATCAGTACAAGCAAGCATTCGTTGCAGATTCTGAAATCAATCTAGTAGCCTGTCTGACTGAGTTGATGGTTAATTGTGAGTTTGCATAATGTACGGTCATTCTGGAACAAAAACTGCATGGTTTCCTGAAAAGGATCTTTACAATTATACAAATAGTATAACGTCTGCGGTTTATGCTTTTGGTCTTTTCGATAAGCAGCCAAACGAAAAACATTGGCCCTATTTCAGAGAAGAAATTTTTTACATTGGAATGTCTGGTGGATTAAAAGAATCCCGATACGTTGCCAAAAAAACAGAAACTCGATATCGTGTAGAGACTTTTGTTCACAATAGAATGAAAGCACATAAATCTAATGCTGATGGTAAACTGAAACATCCTTGGGTGATGGAGCAAGTTGAATTCGGCAAACAAATTTATGTCTGTTTCATTTTACCACCAAAAGATTTGTCTGAAGATAAAGTTAGAAACTGGTTGTCTATGGTCGAAAGCGAGCAGATTCTATTATATCAAATGATTTATGATCAAAAGCCTCTTTTGAATTTAGCAGAATCGTTTGATAGAAGTAATGCTATTCCAGAATCATTCTCTCAGCAAACTATGAGAAAAATCAAAGAAGCCAGTCTGGAGAAATTTTTAGAAAATGATTGAAATATTTAAATCTACCTTCGAATGGATTAATGATGATTTTAAATCTCACCCTTTTCGCTTCTTCGTTGAGCTTTTGGCTTGGTGTGCTAGTATTGCTTGCTCCATTACTATGGCAGCAACAGTCCCTAACCCGCCGCTTCTTATTCTTTATCCTATTTGGATTAGTGGCTGTGCTATGTACGCTTGGGCTGCTCACACTAGGAAATCTTTTGGAATGTTGGCTAACTACATCCTGCTAACTACAATTGATACCATTGGTTTGATTAGGATGCTAACGTGAGTGATGAAGATTTCGAAATTGGAACTAGAATCGCCAGACGATTAAAAAAAATGAAACGAAAGCAAGATAGAAAATTCTTCAGAATGAAAAGACCTGTCGAAGATAGAAAAGAAAATGAAGATGTAAAATATGATGCACATAGAAAATGGGGTGATGAATTGACGCATAAGATGAGAGAAGTAGAATTGGAACAATATAAGGGTGAAGTTCAGAACGAGTATTTTCTTGCAGCCGCTTCTTTGAATGATCATTACATTACAAAAATTGTTGATGAGAGAACTAAGAGGCTAGAAGATACTACGAATTGGCGTGAAGAATTGGTTGTCGATTCGAAAACATGGATCGAGCATATTCGCAACGACTATGCAGATTATCAGAAAGTTGAATTCGGACAAAATACTGGTATGGTAATCGACCATAAAAATCTTAATTTCATTGACTATACAATCAATTCGAATTCGATTCAAGTAAGTTTGTACGGATCACATGAGTTTGTGAATCTCAAATCTAAAGAAATGCGAGAGAATTTTACGATTGCGAAATGTCATATCGAATGGGTTTATTCTGGTGATGGATCGTCTGTGAACATTCCTCTTCTGCCTGAAAAACTGCCCATCTCTGAGATGTATCCGTTTCTTGGAGAAGAAAGCATTGAAGATTATTATGATCGGTATATGCAATCTGCATCTTCGATTCTTCTTCTGATCGGACCTCCTGGTACTGGTAAGACTACATTCATTCGCGGTCTTCTGCACTACGCATCCAAAAATGCAATCGTCACATATGATGAAAAGATTCTTGAGCGAGATTATGTTTTTTCTCGTTTCATTGAAGATGAGGTTGGCGTTATGGTGATCGAAGATGCCGATAACTTTTTGAAGTCTCGTTCTGATGGTAATACGATGATGCATCGTTTCCTGAACGTGGGTGATGGGCTGATCTCCGTTCGTGGTAAGAAACTTATTTTCTCTACGAATTTGCCGTCGGTTCGTGATGTTGATCCAGCACTCATCCGTCCTGGACGCTGCTTTGATGTAATCACTTTTGACAATTATACGCTGGAACAAGCAGAGCAAATTTCCAAGAAACTTGACGTTTCTTTCGACAAAAAAGAGAACAAGTCTGATAAATATTCTCTTGCAGAAATCTTTTTCAAACAAAAGAATTCTAATCCGAAACAGATGACGAAAATGGGATTTTATTGATGGCTTCAGCATTTGATTATGTGAACGAGATTCTCTATGGCAAAAAGAATCTCATCGTGGACGAACAATCAGAAAAAGCATATGTTCCTTTTCTGGTGAATCGAGCGTTATCTTATCATTTCGATACTGTTCTGTTTGCAAACGAAATGAATAGGCGTCATTTTCTAGATAAAAAACTACAAAATGACTTTTTTATAAATACAGTCAGGTCTAAAAAAAGACCTCATGTGAAGTGGGCAAAATCGAATAAAGATGAAAGTTTGCAATACATCAAAAAAGCATACGGACTTTCTGACTCTAAAGCACTAGATGCTTTACGATTGTTGTCTGACGAACAAATCCAAAAACTAAAAGAAATAACCGATACCGGTGGATTGAGGAAATAGATATGTCTGATATTTTTAAAGGAGTTGGTGTTGAGATTACACTAGAAGATGAAGATGCGTTTTTGAAAGTTCGGGAAACTCTTACCAGGATCGGCGTTTCCTCAAGAAAGGAAAAAGTGTTATATCAGTCTTGTCATATCTTGCATAAGCAAGGACGATATGTTATACTTCATTTCAAAGAGCTTTTCAAATTGGATGGAAAGCCAGCAACGATTACCGAAAATGATGTTCAGCGAAGAAACGCAATTGCCTGTTTGCTTGAAGATTGGGGATTGCTAAGTATTTTGAAAGACGAAAGAAAAAAGATCGAAGATAATTTGGCACCCATTCATCAAATTAAGATCATCTCTTATAAAGAAAAAGATGAATGGGATCTACAAAGTAAATATACTATTGGTAAGAAAAAAATTGAGTCTTAATCATGTCAAAGAAAGAAGTGAAATTGAAAAACCGTTATACGGGTGAAATTGTTTATACTAAAGATATGAATGATGTAACATTCTCAGATGGCATTGTCTTTGTAAAAGTTTTCAATGACAAGCAGCCAAATAGAATTTATTTGGCAAACCGCGAAGCCTTTGAGAAAGTTACATAAATAATCTTGTCTCATTCGGGATGGGAACGCTAAAGAATCCGCCTTAGGATCGTCTTGCCGCAGAAGCGTATGTCTGCCCCGTACTCGGTAAGCGGGAATGTCACGCCTTATGGGTGACACTTTTGTTAACTTGCTTTTTTAAGGAGATAAAACATGACTTTAGGTCGTATTTCATTTGGTCCTTTGACCACATCTACTTTGGGGTTTGAGCGATTCTTTGATGATGTAGAAAAACTTTTGACTTCGGACGCTCATAAAGTCACCTCAACATTTCCACCACATAATATTTTGAAACTAGATGAAAATCGTTATGTCGTTGAACTAGCAGTCGCTGGTTTTTCGAAAGAAGAAATCGATATTCAAGTTGCTGATGGCACATTGTCTATCAAAGGTGAGAAGAAAGAAAAGATCGATGATTCAAAATATATTCATCGTGGAATCGGAACTCGTTCGTTCACTAAACAATTGACTGTAGCAGAAACAATTGAAGTGAAAGGTGCTGAATTTAAAGATGGTATTCTGAGAATTGGACTGGAAAACATTATTCCAGAACATAAGAAGCCTCGTAAGATTGAAATCGGTACTGATCTTAAAGAGTTCAAACAACAACTCCTGCAAGAATAAAATGCTGTGAGTGGAGTGGGACTTCGGTCCCACTTTATGATGGAATTTATAAATGAAGAAAAAGCATATTGATGCACACATGAAAGTTGCTGAGACTTATGCTCAGTTATCTTCAGCAAAGCGTTTGCAAGTGGGTGCTGTTATCGTCAAAAATGACACAATCATAGGTGTCGGTTATAATGGTATGCCTTCGGGATGGACTAATGATTGTGAAGAAGTTATTTCGGAACAAGTCGATCTTGAAAGCAGAACAATAATTCCAGAACAGACGGTAACAAAACCAGAAGTAATTCATGCAGAATCAAATGCAATTTGTAAAGTAACAAAGTCTACAAATTCATCTGAAAATGCTGATATGTTTATTACCCATGCGCCATGCTTACAATGTGCTAAACTAATCTATCAATCTGGTATTCGTAAAGTTTTCTACAGAAACATTTATCGTAATGATGACGGTGTCGATTTTTTGAAAAAGTGTGGAGTAGAAATTGAAAAAGTATGAAGGTAAAGTTTTAGAAGTTCTTGATAGCGGTGAATGCGTCATCGAACTACCAGATGAAATGATAGTTGAACTTGGATGGAAATTAGGTGACAAACTTTTAGTGAAAGAAGAAGACGGTAAAATTATTTTATATAAGGGGAACTGAATGAAAACTGTAGGTGATAAATTAGAATCTTTTGTAATTACTGGTGTCAAACCTGGACAACCCAATGAACCATTTTTCGATATTACTGAAGAATCATTTCCAGGTAAGTGGAAAATCATTGTGTATTATCCGAAAGATTTTACGTTTGTTTGTCCGACTGAAATTGTTGCGTATGATAAATTATTTCAAGACTTTGAAGATCGTGATGCTGTTCTGCTCACAGGTTCGACAGACAATGAGTTCTGTAAAGTCTCATGGCAAAATTCTCATGTTGATTTGAAAAAGATCAAGCACATTCAATTCGCAGATACA